CGGGCGCAGCCTCAATGGCGGCGGCAGCCTTTTCGAGCTCTTCGTAGGCGGAGCGAACCTCAGCCTTGAGCTCGGAGAGATCACGGTGCATGTATCTCCCTTTCTTGATCGTTTGTCAGGAACGGCGGGGAGTGTTCTCCCTCGCCTTAGCGAGCGTCAGGCGCCGCTTGCTCTCAGCCAGCTGCTCAGGCCGGCGAGCCTCGCGCGCCTCGTGGGCCTCCTCGTCGGCACCGGCCGCGTCCGAAGACGGCTCCGGTGTTGACTCCGGCTCGGAGGTCAAGTCTGTGTTGTCCCGCACCGACTGCGCATCGGTCTGCGGGTAGGCAGGAGTGGTGACCAGGCTCACGTCATGGAGCCGGTTGACTTCCAGCACGCGGCGCTGGATCGTCCCGTCGGCCAGCTCGCGCCAGTCGTCCTTTGCGACGGTGAACGCAAAGCTCATCTGCGAAACGTCGCCGCGCCGCACGATTTCGCGGATGTCGCGCGCGTACTGCGTGTCCGGCGCCTCAAAGTGAGCGTGAAGGCCGCGCGGGTCCTCGTTGAGCTGCAGCGTGCCGTTGGTCGTGCGTCCGAGGACAAAGTTCGGGTCGTGGTTGAACAGCGCAACGGTGTCCTGACCCTCGGAGAGCGCCTTGCGGAACGCGCCCCTAGCAATCGTCTCGCGGAAGCCGCCGAGGTCCTCGCTTTCAAGGTCAAAGACGGCGGCGTGGCCCCGGAAGACGGGCGGGCCGTCCGGGCCCTCGGCGTCGCGGTCCTCGTCAACGGTGATCGGCGCGGTCATGCTGCGCTGCTCGGGGATCTGAACAGTGCGAACCGCACCAGTCGCCGAGCGAAGCTGCACGGTTGACCCGTCGCGCTTCTCAACGGTCATCTCACCGGCAGAACGAACAGGCGCAACGTCAATCGGGCTGTCGGGAGCCTCTCCGGCATCCTCGGAGGAGCCGGCGGGAGACTCATCGACGGGCGGGGCGGGCTCGGGCTGGCCGACAATCATCCGCAGCTTCCAGTCGAGCTTCTTGTGCTCGCCGATCAGGTCCTGCAGGAAGTTGCACAGGCCGGGCTCGTCGGCCTCCTCAGCGGCGTAATAAGCGTCGTAGAGCGTGTCCAGGAGCGCGACGTTGCGCACCTGAAGGTCAGCGGCCATTGCCACCGGGTCCTGAGAAGTCTGCTCGGAGTCGTCCAGGCTGCGATCAGCGACGAACTCCTCAAGGCGGAACGGAGAAACGGGGCCCAGCTGGCGGATGTGCTCGGCAACCGGGTCGATCTCGCCCTCGGCCTGTTCGTAGATCTCGCCAAACAGCTCGTGAAAAGGCGCGAAGTTCGGGCCGGTGACGTTCCAGTGGAAGCCGTGAGCGCGGAACTTGAAGGTGACGAGATCTGCGAGGAGGACCTTGAGCCAGCTAGGGGCATCAAGGACGGGCTCGGCCTCGTCGGGCATCTCGTTCTCAGGGTCGGGCAGGGGAGCGCGGAGCTCTGACATAGGTGAGGAGGTCCTTATGCGTTGGTGTTGTCGGGCTGAAGGTTCGGGGCGCCGCCGACAGGCGTTGTCTGCAGCTCGTCAGCGCCGGGCTGATCGAGCGGCGGCATGTTCTCCAGCTCGCGGATCTGATTGGCGGTAAGCCACCCGGCCTGACGGCCCTTGAGGTACGCCTCGTAGCGGTCGCGGGTAGCGGGTCGAAGGATTGCGTCGGCGAGGAACTCAACCTGCAGATCGGCGGCTTTCGGGCCGAAAAGCTGCGGGTCGGCTTGGAAAGCCTGTTCGATGCGGCGAAGGCGCGGCGCGAGGTGAAACTTCAGGAACTGCTCGGCGGCGATGTCGGGATGGTCGAGCTTCTCTCCGGCTATGAGGGCGGCCGGCACGTTGAAGATGCGCGCGATCTGCTCCATCCCGAAGCGCTGCGAGCCAATGAACTCGGCGTCGACCAGGCTGATCGGAAGCTGAACGATGTCGGCGCCGCCACCGAGGACGGCGGTGCGGTGCGCTGAACTTGCCCCGGCGTGCGCCTCGTCCCAAAGGTCGGCCATCTCGCGGGCCTGTTCCTTTGTGAGGCCGCCGGGCATCTTCAGCACGACACCGGGCCGCGCGTCATTGGCAAAGAAGGCGTTGTTGAAGCGCTGGAGCTGCACGTTGGCGCCGAGCGTCTCGCGGTGCTGCTGGATCGGTGACGGCGCGATCGGCGAGCCCTGCGCTGAGAAGCCTCTGATGTGCAGGATCTCGTTGCGGGTCAGGCCCTTGAGCATCCCGCCAGGGACGCGGATGTCGTAGGTAATCTCGCCGGTCTTCTGATCGACGCGGGCGGCGACGTTCCCGGCGGGAAGGCAGCGAAGCTCCACGATCCGGCCTCTGCTGCGGATCTTGTGGATGTAGGCGTTTCCGAACCCCTCGAGGCTGGCGGAGATGTCGCAGATGAAGTCAAACGCGGTCTGATCGGCGTTCGGCGCGTCGTGCAGCAGCCGGTACTGATCGGAGTCGGCGGCCAGCGAGCGGTCCTTGCCCCGATAGACCTTGATCGGCATGGCGGCGATCGTCTCTGAGACCAGGCGGATGCAGGCGATCACGGCGGGAAGGCCGATGGCCTGCTGCTGCGTGACGGTCAGCCCGAGCGAGCCGGAAACGCGGGTGACGGGTGCGGGAACGGCGCTGGTGCCGAACTCGGCAAAACGCAGCTCACGGTCGCCCTGTGAAGTAGCGAGCCTCACTTGTCGAGCACCTGGACGAGCAGCACGTTCTCTGACGGCACCTCAACGTGGCCTGAGACCTCCATCTCGCCGTCAGCGAGCAGGGTCGGCGTCAGGACGACGTAATGCCCGCCCCAGCGGCCGGCAAGGATGCCCTCGACCGAAGGCTGGTTGTTGTTGAGGTGAAGGCGCGCACGGCGCTTTCCCCTAACGCGCCAAACGAGGCGCATCATCCATACGGGCAAGAGGTTCTCCTAGAGCTCGGCGACGTTGCCGTCGACGGTTTCGATGAAGTTGCGGGTCGTCTGCTCAATGCGCGCGTCGTCGCGGCGCTTGTAGTAGGTCTCAGCGGCTGTGCGGCGGTCGGCGGGCCGGAACTTGCTCCAATGCTCAAACTCCAGCTGCAGATCGCCAGCCGGAGCCACGTCGTACTCAGTCTGCGGGCCCCACAGCGCCCGAAAACCCCATTTGGCGTCCGGGTCGTCGTATCCGAAGAGGTAGTGAGCGCCCTTGACCGTCAGGCCGCGTATGGCGCGAAAGACGCAGGTGAGCTTGCTGGAAGCCATGCTCGAGGCGCCCTCGCCGTGCTGCGGGATGATGAGCGCGCCGTCCTTACCGACGTTCCAGTCGTAGCGCTCCAAGAGCTCCACGTTGTAGGCGTCAAACTCGCCGCTCTCAAGATCGTGGCGAGCGATGACCGGATCGCCGTTTGTCAGGAAGGTGTCGGCGTCGATGACGCAGTACCAGTCGTCCTCAGTAGTGAGTGACTCGGCGAGGCGGAACATGAACGCCCGCTTCTCAACCTCGTTACCCATCCAGGCGGTGTTCGGGACGTAGAGCGTGTGCCCGATCCCGGCCGCGTGACAGCCCCTGGCGATCGCATCGTGCGCTTCCACACCGCTCGAGGCGCCGTCCTTGTCGTAAAGGAAATAAGCGCCGTCGACATAGACCATCTCGTCAACGAACTTGGCGCAGGCCGCAGCGTGAGCGGCAAGCCACGTCGGCGACTCGTCATAGAACGAGCACAGCCCGACAACCTTCACAGCGCCACCTTCATCGCTCCGGCGTCCATCTCGCGCGCCCAAGCCACGCCGGGCTCGCATTTGCGCTTCTCGGAGCCGGGCCGGCCGGTTCCCGCGTCGATGTAGCTGCCGACGAGGTTCAGACCAGCAAAATGCCAGTGAAAAGAGGTTGTGCCGAAACGGCCACAGTTGATTTCTGTGACCTTCGGCGTGCCGGTTGAGTCTTCCCTTGCATCGACCATAAAGACGCCGTTAGGGACGCCCTGCAGCGCTCCTATGACCCGTAGAGCGGTGTCGTGAAGGTCTCGGCGGTCAACGGTGACCTGAAGCGTGGCGGTCGAGGCAATCTTGGCCGGTGAACGGTCGGCACCGAGCAGCCGGAGGCGCTCTTTCATGCCGTATCCGACCAGCTCGCCGTCCTTGAACACTCCCGTCCAGGAAAGGTCCTTGCCGGGCAGCCGCTCAGCCAAAACCCATTCGTCGTCAACGACTCCAAACTGACGGTGATGGCGCATCCAAGCGCGTGCGATCTCCACGTCCGAGACTGGCAAGGCGCCGGAGGAGCCCGCACCTGTGCGCAGGCGCATCCAGCAATCGCCGCCGAGGTCTTCGATGGCCCGCTCGAGCTCGTTTTCTTCGAACACTGGAAGCGTGGCCGGCGCATCGGGACCGGCGACCTGAGCCGTGCGGTACTTGTCGGCGCAGATAAACAGCGCGGCGCGTCCGGGCAGGAGCGTCGGCGCGTTGAGAAGATGAGCGTTAGCCGAAAGCCATTTGACCTCGGCGTCAGGCTGCGCGTGAACAAAGCTCACGTTGTACTTATGGATCAGCTGGTTGATCTCGGTCGCCGTGCGGTCGCGGCGCACCAGCTCGCGGTGCCTTCCCCTGGCAAGCTGCAACATCACCGGGTCCACGTCGCAAGCGACGGTCTCGTGCCCGCACTCGTAAGCAGCCTTTGTGAAGTTGATGCCGGCCGGACCTCCAGCCCCCAACGTGAGGATCATCACGTCAGCACAAACCCGACCTCTTCGTGCTCATTGACAGAGCGCCAAGCGCGCCAGTGAGCCATTACCGAGGCCACGCAAGCGTCGATGCGCTTGCTTTGGTCGATCTTCGACACTTTCCATCCCCTGTCTGTCTTCTTGGCAGCGGTCGCTTCGACGTGAGCGGCCAAAACCGGGTCGCCGTCGTGGACGATGCGGCGCTCCTGCGCGCTCGCATACCACTCCTGGTAGGCATCGGCCATCGCGGCGCTTGACTGATGCAGCGGCGCGACCGTGAGGCCCTCCGCGCTCAGCGTCTGTGCTGATCGCTCAAAGAAACGCGGGTCGAAGACAAGCTCGCGCACGTTGTAGGTCTTGGCGAGCGTCCTGACGTATTCCTCAACGTCTGCAAGGTCAATCCGGCCGTTTTCGGCGTATTCATGCGCCGGAACGTCGCCAACCGCGCTCCAAACGTGCGATTTGAGGCCGACCTTGCCGTCCTGAACCCATGCCATTGACACTGCGGTGGTGTCGTGAACGAGTCCAACGTCAATGCCGAGGTAGACAGAGGCGCCGGCAGGCGGCCGGACATCGGGGTCTTCCATCTCGTCCCACAGTCCCGGCGGCAGCCAGGCGGTGCGGGTCGCTGTCCACTGGTTCAGGTGAAGGCGCCGAAAGGTGCTCTCGTCCATCGAGGGACTGTCGAGCTGCTGGCGAAGAGTCGGCGCGTCGATCCACGAGGCGGGATTAGCCCGCATCCAAGCGTCCTCGTCCTCAATGTCGGTGCCTTCGGGCACCGTGTACCACCAAAAGAGAAAGCCGGACTCCTCATCGAAGGCGACAAGCAGCGAGCCCTCGTTGCGTTGCTCTAGCTGCGGGAGATCAACGGCCTGCTTGAACAGGCGGCCAAGAACGGTGTCCCTGTCGTAGCCGGCGGTGGTGATTGAGACGGTAAGCGGCTGCTCGCGGGCCCCGGTCGCGGTTTGCATTGCCGCCCAGAGCTCTTCCTGCCTCGGTGTCATCCACGAGTGCAGCTCGTCGGCAACGATCAGCTGGGGGTTCAATCCATGCTGGAGGCGCCCATCGGCGGCGATTCGGCGGATGATGCCGTCGCTCTCGTCGCACTTGATGATGAAGCGCTGCTGGTCAAACCACAGCTCGAGCAGCTCGTCGGAGCTGGCAAAAGCGCGTGCCTGGTCAAAGACAACGGCGGCCTGCTCACGAGATCCGGCGGCGACGATGACATCGGGCGCGTGCTCGCCCTCAACCGCTGCGCCCCACAGCGCGAGCGCCGAAAGCAGCGAGCTTTTGCCGTTCTTACGCGGCAGCCCGATCAGCGCCTGACGCACCTTGCGCCGGCCGTCTTTGTCAACGGCCAGCAGCGCGTCGACAAGATCACGTTGCCAGGGCTCAAGCTTGAACGGCTTGCCGTGCCAGCGACCGATCGTGTGCTTGATGAACGTCTCTGAGAACTGCGCAAAGTGCTCGGCGGGCTCCAGCTCGCCGCCTTGACGAACGCTCTTGGCCTGCCACTGCTTCGGCGTTGCGTCCAGGTCTTCAAGAAGATGCTGATGACGGTCCCACCGAAACGTCCCGTCGCGCAGATGCTGCTCAAGTGTCTTCGCCCTGCTCGGCGGTTTGCTCACAGCGTCCCCTTTGACTCAACTCCAACGCAAAAAAAAGGC